CAACGTTTTAAAATACAACTTTAAACTAATCTTATTAAAGCTTAACATCGTGTCAAAAGCTTCGATTAAACGGTCTTGAATCGGTCTAATAACCATATTATCAAACAATACTGTTGCCGTCTTTAATTCATCTGCATTTGAGCTAAAACCGCTACTCTTTGCAACTCCGAAAATTAAACCACTTACAACCTTATGCGCTAATAAAATCTTTTCAGTGCATTCAGTTGAAAGGTATTGATAATGTTCTGGCGCATCGTTCAATGGTATATCAGTAACTTCCGTTTGAAGTTCCTTAGAACCGCTAAAAGAAACAATTACTTTTTTCCCCTGCGCTCCTGTTAATTTTTGTTGAATTTGGTTGCTTCGTGTTCTTTGTTGTTCTTCGGTAAATTCTCCGATAATATTTACAACCTTAGTTCCGCTGAATCCGTTTTGAGTATCGTTAATTAAATAATTTTGTATTTCTTCTTCGAGTAGTGCATAACCAATTCCACCGATATAAGACGGCATTGCAAAATACTTCATTCCGACCATATAAGGACGTATGTAAAGTATTTCGATTTTTTCTTTTGACGTTGAATAAGCAGGAATTAATTTCGGAATAAACTCGCGTGTGTTTCCCCAATTGTCTGAATAAAAATAGTTGTTTATATTTCCGTCCGCATCGCATTTTTGGGGGGCTAATAAATTAACTGCAATATGAAAACCCTTAACAATAGAATCGTGTTTGTCATTGTAGTGAACTTGAATAGCGCACTGTCCAAACATATAAAAATCCGTTGCTATTTGTCGAACGTCATTTTTCGATAACATAGCCATTAATTGAGCGTACTCGTTTGGCTTTTTAGAAGCGTCTAAGGCACTTAAACCACGTCCGTAAACTAAGTGTGTTATCGCGTTAATAACGGCGTTGTTAGTGGTTGAATTTCGATAGCGGTCTATAATATATTGAAAGTACGAATTGTTTTCTCCAAATGTTACCCAGTCTTTTTGTTTTGACTCGATAATTTTCGGAGCTTCGTATTCCGCTAAATTTAAAACGAAAGTATTATTATTATTACTCATAATGTTATAAACGTGTTTTGTGTAACTCTTTGCGTATATCTGTTATCCGTTCCGTCTGTGCAATAAAGTTTATCGTAACAAATTAAAGTATCTTCAAATTTAGCTTCGATTTTATAAAACCTATTATTTACTAAATCTAAATCAATAGTAATTTCGTAATAATAACCTTTGTCGACCGTTGTAAATTCAGTATAAATTGTAGGAACGTTTTCCGCTTCGTCAGTTAACACAATTTCATCAATTCCGCTAATTAGCATCAATCTTAAAATCTGAGGTTGTGTTACTGTTACTATTTGCATACTTATATAATTAAAAGTTTCTATTTTGTTTTAAAATGAAAAAAGGGAGTCGCTAAACTCCCTCTTTAAAACCAATAAAAAGTAATATTAATCAGTAACTACCGTTGCGTCGTCAAGTAAAGCAACCAACCCCGCTTCAGTTGTACAATTTAAGAAGTTTGCAGGGATACGCTCGTTCGCTGTTAAAGTAATATTATAACCAGACATGTCGCCCATTTGCGCACCTGTAACAATAGAACCTGCCGTCATTGACGCACCGTATTCAATACCCATAAAAAAGAATTGATCCATTCTATTTTTAACAATTACGCTAGGTCTTCCGTATGCAATCAACTTAAAGTTTTTGTGCATCGTTGGTGTTAATTGTTTCAATTGAACAGTTAACGCTTGAGCAACGAAATTAGTTCCGTTATCCGAACTTGGCGTTTGCGTTTGGTCAAATGAATTAACTCCTCTCAATTCATATTTAAAAATTTCTGTAATTCCCGTAATTCCTGTAATTGTATCCGTACCAACTTCAAACGTTACATCTGTTGGGTAAACATACGTACCACGATTAACGAAATAGATAGCATCAATGCCACCGACTGAATCGTAACACGACTCATTTCGACCATTTACTATTAAACAACTCATCTGTTTTTTGTATTAAAAAGGGCGGTGTTTATTGCACCACCCTTTTGATTTATAATTAAATTAATTTCTTAGTCAACTGCTGTTGTTGATAAATACCAAACAATCTCGTTAGAATTTGCGTATTGAACTCCAGCGGTGTAAACCATTCTAAAACGAACGAATCCGCTCAAATCAACTTCGTCCATATCTTTAATACGGATTTCGTTATGGTCTGAAAGTAAACCAGTACCGAAATTCAAGTTTTTACGTTCGTAAGCAACAAACGTATTATCTGCTAAACCTCCGATTATTTCCAAAGTGTAACGACCGTATTTCAATTGATAATCATTAGAACCTAAACCGTTGTTTATTCCTGCTGAAACCAACGCTTGAGTGTAAGCCAAAGCAACGTTATCAGAAACTCCGATTACTAAATTTGGGCTTTTACGAATTGCAACAGGAATAGCATTTAAAACTTTCTCGATTTCAGAAATAACGTTTGATTTTGTAATTGCAGCTGCTAAAGGAACAATTCCGTTGTTTGCTTTAATTACATCCGCATCGTCATCAAATAAAGGTGTGAAACCTCCAAAGTGTCCGTTTGCCGAACCGTCTCCGTTCCAAATATCGCTTTCTGTAACTTCAGAAACATCACCTAAAACTTCTGCAATTAATGCTGTTTCAATATCTTTCGGCATTACATCGTTATGCGCTGAAAATCCCATTGAAGCACTTGACCACGTTTGTCTTAAATTTTCTTTACAGATTTCAAGTGGTAAATCCAATTTTTTTGGAGTCAATAATTTTTCAGAAAGAGTAACCGTTCCAACAGGTGCAAAACCACAAGCGTAATTTTTCAATCCATTTGTAAATTCGATTTTTCTAATTGAAATTTGAAAATCCACGTTAGGAATAACATTTATTAATCCTCTTTTGATCGTGTCGCTTTCTTTAAAAGCTTTACCGATAATTTCGCCCGCTACTTGTCCTGCGTAGTTTGACGATACATTTAATGTTGTAGCCATTTTTTTATTTTATTATTTAATTAAATTATTTAATTCGTTTGTAATTCTTGTTTTTGAATCCGTTTTCGACAAATCAATTTGTACTTTGTTTTGTGTTTCAGGATTAAACGTAATTGGTTTAATTTGCGTTTCTGAAAGTTTAACTTCTAATTCCGCAACCTTAGTTTTCAATTCTTCGTTTTCAGTTTGTAAGTTTTCAAAATCAACCGCTGAAAAGTGCATTTCCTTAGTCGACGTTTCAATTACTTTCTTAGCTGTTGGCGTCGGTGCTGTTGGTTCGTTGCTCGCTTCAACTGGTATTTCTGTTGGTTCAATTGGTTCTGTTTCTTCTTCAACCATTTCAACGCTTGCGATAACTCCTTCAACTGCAACTGTAAGTTTACGACCGTCTTCCAATTCGTATTCGCCAACTGGCAAAGGAATCATTTGTTCGTCAGTTGTAACAATCATTACTTCCATTTCAGGCTCAAAAGAATCCGCTTGAATAACTGTAATTCCGTCCGCTAATTTCATTTGCTCTAATTTCACTTCCATTCCTAAAAGTACTTTGAGCTTATTTAAAATTGTTTTTTCTTTCATATTTAGATAATTAAGAATTTAATTTTTGTTGTGTTTTTAGATTAACTTTTCAGCTGAAAGTAAATTTTTTTGTACCGTTTCAAAATTTGATAAAGCTGTTCTTGTATCTGTTTCAATTTTAACAACATCACTGGGTAATTCAAGCCCTAGTTCTTTTGCTTTTACTTTTGCTTGGTCAACTACTTTAATTGAATTGTTAAGTGCAATTGCGTAATTTCTATTAAATGCTTTTGCATCTGAAATAGCTAATTTTGCTTTGTCAATAGCCGTTGTTAACGATTTGCTTTCTTTTAAAGAAACAGCGTTTAATTTTTTTAAATCGTCAATCAATGCCAACTCCAAATCGTGTTTTTGTTCAATCGCATTCAAAGCGATAATTAAATTACTCTTCATTTTATATTTGTTTTAATAATTGCTTAATTTGTTCTAATAAATCCAATTCCGATAGGTTCGTGTTATCGCTAAATTTCCCCTCAATTGAAAATCCTTTAATCGCACCGCTTTTCACTTGCTCCCAAACATCGTCGTTATTAACTTTCATCATTGCAACCCACGTGCCTTTTGGATATTCAAAGCCATACAAAGCGCTTTTATCAACCTTGCTATCTTCAACGATCCAACTTTCAACAACCGACATATCGTCCAACTTTTTAGCGTGCTGTAACGTCACGTTGTTTTGTTTTGAACGCATTAAAAACAATTCACTCGATTGTTTAATTGTTTCAGCTGAAAATTTAATATAGTAAGGGTTATTTTTTGCGTCGACTCTTAATATTTCCTTTTCAGGAACTAAAACCGCACCTATTAAAATGCGTTTATCTTCGTCGATAGTTTTTAATTCAATTTCGTGTTCCGAAAGTGCAATAAAGTTTTCTTCGATAGCAGGTTTTGTAACGACTGAAATTGCGAAAACTTCGTCTTCCAAATCGTTAATAAGCATTTCAATTACTTTTCTTTCCATAATCTTATAATTAAAAAGTTGTTTTTTGTAGTGTATTTCGTTCTAAACTCAAAGCCGTTGACACTTCGCCCGTTGTAATATAAGCTTTTACCGGTTGCTGTTGTATTCCTGCTAATTGATTAATTCCACTATTTCCAACGACGTTAAAAGAGGGGTTGAATCCACCACCACCGCTTCCACCACTTCCACCGCCACCAACACTTCCACTTGGAGCACTTCCACCACCCAAAGCACTTAATGCCTTTGCTGTTGCCGCTACGTTTGCCGCTATTCCAAAGCCAGTTGAAATATTATTCAAAGCAATTACTGGAGCGGCTGCTGCACCACTTGTTGCAATTGCTTGTGGTGTTGCCAAAGCACCGATATTTGCTAACTTATTTGAAATAATCATTTTAGCGATACCGATAGCACTTTCAGCAATAACCGCCGCTTTTTGTACTCCCTTAGATTTTTCAAAAATAGATTTTATAACTCCAATACCTTGTAAAGCAACGTCCAAACCTTGTTGTTGAATAGTTGCTTTTTGTTCGTTAAGTAGCTTTTCAATTTCAAGTTTCTTTTCCGCTGTTTCTTTATCAAGTGCTATTTGTTTTTCTTTAGCCTCTTTATCATTTGCGTATTGTTTTTCTTGAGCTGTTAAGTTTATATTGTTTAAATTATTTAAGTGTTCAATTTCTAAATCTTCGGTGTCCTGCCCAAATTTTATTGCGTTATCAAGTTTTATTTTA